TCTACTTTAACAACTGGTTCATTTATTGATTCTTCTTCAACAGATTCTTCTTCTATATTTTCTGTAATTTTTATTTTATTATCTTCTGGTTTTTCTTTTATTGTTGATTGAGGTTCTTCAGTTGAAACCTCTTCAAAGACTTGTAAAATTTCTACTTCTTCAAATTCTTCTTCTAATTCTTGTGATGTTTCTAAAACTTCTACTACTTCTTCTTTAAGAGTTAGTACAGGTAATTCTTCAATTAAAACTGGTAATGGTAGAAACTCTTCTAGAAATTCTGGCTCTACAAATGTTTGTTCCCATTGTTCAAACTCTTCAATAACTTCATCTATATTTTCTATTATCTCTTGTGGTAAGACTTCATCATCATAAGTCATTGTTAATTTTGCACCTAAAAGATTTGCACCACCTAGACTTCCAGTACTGCCTAAATCAACGCCACTCCATTCCCAATAAAATTGATTACTACCTATACCATTATAAGTTACAGAGTCTTCATATTTAAAAGCGTTGCTGCCATATCCAGCATCAGTATTACGAGTTTGATTTACAATTGCTAATGTATTGCCATCATCATCTAAAATTTTAATTGTGGTTGTATAAGTATCTTGACCACTTTGTGCATTTCCACATTGATATTGTGAGCCAAGCCATTCACAATTTTGTACAATAGTTGTTCCATCCAAAGTAATACCATTATCTAATTGTTGTTGACTTGCATAATCAGTCAAGTTGCCAGTATAGTTAATGCTTCCACTACCATCAATTTCTAATTCTTGACCCCAATCACGTATACCACCTGAAACATTAAAACCATTCGTATTAACTTTTGGAATTGAACTATCTATATTTTGATAACTTGATGCTGAAGAATTCGCATTAGGTAAAATATTTTCAGTTGTTATTTCTTTTGCCATTGCTGCCCAAGTTAATAACCAAGCAACTAATAACAAATAAAAACATTTAATCATCATCCCCATATAAATTGTATTCAGTATCTATAGGAACAAATTTTTTCTTGTTATCTATAGCTGCTCTCCTTTTTAATTTTTCTACATATTTATCATAGTCGGGTCTTTCAATATCATATTTTTTCCATTGAATTTCAGCATCTTCACCAATGGCTCCTTCGAAAGGACAAGGAGTCCCACTCATATCCATAGCACTAAATACTCTATCATCTTGACAAAGAATTGCTATTGCAGCAACTCTCATATTAAAGTCATAAAGTAATTTTGATAACTTCATTCTTTCACAATTATAATCTGTTACATAAGTGCCACCAGAAAATCCAACACCTGTAACTTGTACACCACCACTTACACCAACTATGCAAAGGTCTTGTGAATAAGAACTCATAGAGGGAGCCGTAGCTGTTCCGACTGGTATTTTAGAATTTTTTGTCGAATTGTGGTTGGTAGTGGTATTTGTAGTAGATTGTCCACCAGAATAATTGTTAGTGCTAGTAGAAGTATACCCACCACTGATAGAAGTGTTAGAGCCAGAAGTGTTAGTTTGATTTGAAGTTGAGTTATCAGTTGCATTGACTCCAGTTGTAAAAAATAAAATTAAAATAAATAACCATAAGCTATTCTTCATTCCTTATTCTATTAAGTTCTTCAGCTAGAGAATCGTTCTCCTTGTTTTTCAATCTATACTTCCAATCTTCAATTTTTTTTGATTTCTTTTTTTCGTGTTCTAAAATTTTTATTTTATCTTCTAAGTTAAGGACTTGCTGTTCTAGTTTTCCTACCTTTCGCTTATTAAAATAATCTTGCAGAGCAGCAAATCCTTTACTTAATAAACTTGTAACTATAGAAGAAACAATCTTAGAAATCATTAGTCTTTTTTCTCTTTAAGTAACATTGATACTAAAGCAGCAACAGAAGCTAATGCTGTTGAAATTGTAGTCCATTGTTCTGAACTGACCCCAAAGGCGATTGCTAAAGCTGATATACCAGCATACGTTGAAGGTTCCTTTAGTCTATCTAATAATGTCCACATAATACTCTCCTTTAATTTTATTCTTGCCAAAATACCATTGACATAGGAAATTCCGTATCACCACTACTTGATGTATTTCCATTCCTACCTTTAAATTTAACAAATGTTGAGCTCATAGTAAATAGAGTTATATTTCCAATAACGTTAGATGAGTGTCCTTGACCAAATTGAAATCCCCAAGAACAACCATAATCGCCAGAAAAAACAAGCGTTGAAGCAAAATTAGCTTGATATTTACCAAAAGCAAATTTTGTTACTGATGAAATATTATATTGTAGTGCTGGTAATGTACCACTTGCAGTCATACTAAACCATGCTCTGGGTAACATTTTTACTCTTGGAGTTCCAGATAATTGTTCAGTCAAAGTAGTAAAATTTTCTTGTATCTGATTCATTTTAGAACTTGTTAATACTGAACCTGAATTAAAATTAAAAGTTGTATGATATGTTGCCATTATGCTGTACTCACATCTGTATTATAAAATATTGCAGTTGCACTTATTGGGTCATGAAAACCATGACTATTTTCATTAAAACCATGATGTACTACTTTAAAAGAACTTGATGTTGCAGTATGAAAATACATACAAAAAATTTTTTGCTCTGTATCACTAGTAGTATCATGTGCGTTTCCTAAAGCATATAATGATGGACTACTTAGTGAATTTGTTTGAAAAAAAGAACATACTTGAGAAAATGTAATAGTGTATTCGCCAAGTGAAGTTCTAGTAACTGAACTTATACCTTCACTAAAATTTATACCACTAGAATCATAATTTACTATTGCATGAGCTCTTCCAATCATAGTTGGACTATCAGTTTCATTATCTACAAATGCTTGAAAACATGAAGCAACAGAACTCATAGCTGAAGCTGTCATAGTGTCTTTAAAAAGAAAAGTCGGTAAATTAAATGCCATTGCTTGGATATCCTAGTAACACTCCAAATTTACATTGTGATACATCTGTATCTCCACTATCTGATGCTCTCCAATAGATAGTTGATGAACTCCCAGTTTGACTTAAACAACCAAATTGAAAATTACGCCCTTCTGAAACACCATCTTTAACACCTTGAAAATTTATACAATTGAATTGAGTTTGATAAGAAAAGTTATAATTAATTTTGTATGTTCCTGTACTAGGAAATTCTACAGATGAAATATTTTCTCCAAATATCAAAATGTTATGACCTATTCCATGAAAATAAATAGTCTTAACTGGTCGATTCTGAAAAAAAGGGTCAGATGAAACTTGACCTTCTGTTTCAGGAGCAGAAGCTATCTCTGCAAAATTCGAAAAGTTATTATTCAAAGCAGTTGAACTAAGTTTTTGTCCAGCAGTATAGAGGACATTTTTAAAAGCCATTTACTAAATATAACTTAACTTTATGCTAACTGTCCAGCATCTGAATCTAAAACACCTATTTCATCATCATCAAGTTCAAACACTGTAAAATTACCAACAGTTAAACCATGTCCTACAGATAAATCCATAGTAATTGTTTGATTTTCAATATCAGTAGTTTTTGATATTAATGTAAATGGTTCTGCATTTAAATTTAATTCATCATTAGTTACAAATATAATATCGCCTAATTGTTGCTGCATAAATTTAATTGGCGTTTTAACTTTTAGTGCTACTTCTGGTTGTCTTCTTCTACCAACAATTCTTTGTGCTAAATTTAAAGCAGAGCCAGAATCAACATACCAAACTAAATTATTTGTCGGTTCTTTGCTAATTTTACCAAATGAATTTACAGATGCAGTATTTTCAAATCTGATTGTTTGTCTAAATCCAGTTACAGAATTACTGGCTACAGTAAATGAAATAGGTACTGTATATTCGTTACACATATCAAAGGCATCACCTGCTGCTGAAATATCTAAAATATCAGAATTTGTTATTGTAGCTGAAAAGGATTGTACGCCAGTTAAATTACGAATAAAATTAATTTTATTATCACTTTCTATGTAAATTGCAGAGTCTGTAATTTCTGCAATATTTTGTAATGCAGATACATAATTTGTTTGATAAGGAAAAAATGCTTGGACAACAATTGATTCACTTCCCAGATTATTTTTCCAATTCAACCAAGATTGATAATTTATATCAGTATTAGCTGTAGATGCTGTATTATCTAATTTAGCTCCATAAGAATTGCTTGTTAATATATCTAATGTTAAATCTGCTGGATTAAAAGTAGCTGAAACAAAAGATGCACCTTGTTGTGATGTTGTATCAGTTGAAATTTTTATTTCAGATAATCTATCTAATTGATTTTTGAAAGTTAAATCTACTTGAGAATTTTTGTAATCTGCATTTATTAAAGTACCTTTAGCAACACAACCAAAATCTATATGTGAAGTGTTAAATTGATAACCATAATTTAACTCTCCTTCTTGTCTAAACTTAGTTCTATTTTCTATTATTTCATTCATAAGTTGCGATGCATTTTCTAATGTAACAGTAAATCCATCTGCTGTTACATCTTTGTAAGTTTGAGTTACTGCTGGAAAAGACATTACACGATTTGTAAAAATACTATTGTTAAAAGAAAATTGTCTTACTATAGAACTTGGATTTGTTTGTTTTTGTTTTTCTAAAAAAAATGGTGTTAAATCATGTCCAGTTCTACACGCACTACGAACAACAGTTGCTAAATCTATAGAGCCAACTTCACTTGCAAAGTCAACACCTGTCATTGTTAAAACTTCTGGTAAACCTGGAATTGTAATTTCACCAACAGAAGTTTGAAAATCTACACCAGTCATAGTCATGATTGGTGGTGGAGCTAATATGCCATAAAGTTGATATGGATTTCTTCTCCAAACATCATCACGAATAGTGTTATGCTGTGGATTTAATGGTAGATAATGTTGAAATCCAGCTTGTCTAAAAAGTGGTGTTGCAAAACTGCCTAGCATAATTTAATTATATACTATGATTTAGAATTGAGTAATTTCGAATGGTATAGTTGCTGTTGTACCAGCACTTTTTACAATTGTAATACTGAAACCTTTGTTTGTATGCATTGGTGGCACATAAAACATAGGTTCAGTTTGTACACCTGAAAAATTATCTCTTGTAACAACCTTATTACCAGAAGCTACAATTGTGCAATTGTTAACACTAATATTATAAGTTGCTCCAGAAACTAATGGAGTTAAATCTATAAGTGCAGAATAAACACCTGCAACGGCAGTTGAAAATATATGAGTGGTTGCACTCACGGCTACTGCTCCTGTGGATACTACTGTTTGTGGCATTATTTATCCCCCAATAGATTATGCCAGATTTTTTGTAAATCCTCAATTGATTTTGCAGATTCAATATCTGGACTTTGTGGCAAATCTCTTAATTCATTTTTATATTTTACAATATTCGTTGTATCTTCGTTTGCTTCTAATGCTTTCATGTAATCAATATCTAATTTTTCTAACACAGGTTGTCTTGCTTGTCTGATTCTATTTTTCCAGATATCTCTGGCAAGGTTTATATCAATAGATGGATTCATTTTAGAATCGCAAGTCCATGCATCTCTAAATTTATTATCTAATTTATCTAATTCTTGAGAATCAATAATTTTATAATTTTTTGTTGGCACATCTTTTTTTGCTATTTGTTCTATTGTCATACCACAATTTTGTGCTGGTATTGTTACTGCCATGCATTTATTTTCTTGATTCCAAATAATTACTTTGCTCATTTTACTCCTTTGGATATTTGTCCTTTACAGCTTTAATAGTTGTTTTCCAACCATCAATACC